GTCTACAACAAACCTTTCAATACGAAAGACAGTTGTGGTGCTGGCAATATCTAATGCAGTGCCTAACACCCTATTCATAGCAGACTGATTGACACTAAATTTGGAGAGATTAAGATTGAAGAACATCTTCATCTTCTCGCCAGAAGTCTTCATCTTACTTTCAAGAATTCTTAGTTGTGCATCAAACCTTGCCATTTCAGACTGAGGGAAGACAATGGATGTTCCTATCGTATACTTTGCAATCTCCAACAGGAAGCTCCTTATTTCTTAGTCTTAGATTCTGCTAGGGCTTTATCATGAGCCAGCTTCTTAAGTGTATCATATACGTCTAATGTTTCTAGCATTTGGTATAATTGCTTTGTACTATACTTCGTACTCATGTCAGCAGCTATATCCAGCCCACCTTTTTCGTGAGTTGCAATTCTGTAAATCTCCCATCTCTGAGAGTATTTACTTTGTATCTCTGTTTCTACTGGCCCGGATACAGATGGGTTATTTACTGTTCTTCTGTACCGGGCGCTTGAAAAACATCAGAGAAATTATACTTGATAACTTCCGCATAGAGTTGTTGCAGGTGCATATATTTTCGAGCAAATAAGATATCAAAACGTTTTGAATCAATCATCTTATTATCTTTAGTTACAGAAGACATAATTACTTCTTTCATAACTTTAAGGTCACTTTTACCACTGTCCATATCAGCTTGGTATTTTTCCATAAAGGCCAAACCATAAGTAGCTGACATAGCGGTTACTACGTATTCTTCTCCACCAACCTCAAGAGTTTCTTGGGGGAGGAAGTCTGTAAATTGTGGAGCTGCCATTTATTTTATCTCAGATTGTAGTTAGCTTTAAAATAAATCACTAACAAAGTCAGTTGCATCACTGATGATGTTATCTAGAAGACCAGTACTTGGTCTGCCATTTCCGCCAACGGTGTATGATTGTGTAGACTGCAAAATAATTTCCCAAGTGTTGTAAGTAAAATCACCTGAGAAAGATTTTGCAGGGTAGGATGTAATGTATGCTTCATTGCTTGAAAATACACTTCTTCCAGAGCTATCTTTAAGGGTCAAGGTAATTCTTGCTGTACCCTCATCAATGTCTAGATCATGTATTGCTGATAATACATCATTACTCTGTGCTGTCTGAATAAGAGTGACGGTAATAGTAGCCGAACTGTCTACGTTCTTGACTCGTGTGTTCTTACCACGAATACCATAGACAGGGGTGAATGCTTTTACACGTCTATTAATACTTAAGTTATCCCATCCGGTGATTATATAACCACCAACCGATAACTTAACATCTGATGCTGAATATGTCTCAACACTAAAAGAATTAGTCATTTAAATTAATCCATTCAATGCTGGAAGAGCAGAAGCAGCAATGCTAACAATATCATTCAAGATAGATTCAGTATCGCCATTTCCACCAAAGTTTATGATCGCTGAACTTGAACGTAGAGTCCACGCACGAGGCTCATACTGATTACTTTTTACAAGAGACGGAACACCCTCAATCCATGTAGTAGTAGAGAAGAATAAATCTGATCCACTACCATCTTTGATCATCAAAGGAAACTTTCCTCTTTGTGTAATTTCATCTAGTTGCCAAAGTCTTGTTAGAAGTTGGTTAGAATCACTACCACTGTAAAGATTCAACGTAATTGTATAGGTTTGGTCATTATTATACATCCGACTAACTGTTCCATCAGCAGTACGTTTAGATGTAAAAGGTTTGACATCCTTGTCAACAGAAATAAATGACCCCTGAATAAAGCCTGAGACTGGAATACCAGCAAGAAGAATAGTTACTTCCTCTGGCATATAAGTAGCTAACTGGGCCATTATACTTCCTTACCTATTAGAGCTGCCACCGAGCTGGAACTTGAGCACCGACTGCTGCCATTGCTGCAACTTCAGCAGCATCAAACTCCATGTTGCTACCAACGTGAGAATCCATACTCACAGCACTGATCATCCAGTCACGAGTTTCAGTGGTATTTGAATAGCCAACATCTGGAACTGTCGCAATGAATGCTTGGTTAGATGAGAATACGCTAGTACCAGAAGTATCCTTAATTGTGATAGAAAAAACCCAAGAATTCCTGTCGTCTTCCTCATCAGCACGTTGCAGTTCTTGCAAAATAGCATTGCTTGAACTTTGTTGGAAAAGTGTGAGTGAGATAGTGCTTGCTTTATTGCGACGTTTAACACGGCCAGCTTGTAGATCAGAGGCTACATAGAGTTCTGATGCTGGAGTGATACGTGAAATATTTAGAAAAGTACCATCGGCGTAACCACCAATACGGTGAACAAAGTCACCCTTACTGATGATCACAACCATTGCTTCGGGGCTGTATGAGCCCAATACGCCATCGGCCATATTTAATTCCTCTTAATGTTATTGCTTTAGACCGAAAGGAAGCCTGTGATCTGAACTTTCCTGATGGAGCCTGCAAGACGTGCATTAAACTTGAATACGCCGGCTGTACGAGCAGCACGCATGTTCTCTGGAATGTCGAGTACATCAGGCGTGGTTACGTTCCATCCGCGATCAATCAAACCATTAGCCTCTGCTTGCGAGAGTACCGAACGAATTTCATTCTCTACAATAACTAGACCTGGGTTGGTCATAGGAATTTTCAGAGAGTTGATCAAACGGAAATAGATACCTTCTTGCAAACGAGCATATAACCAATCAATGCCAATAACTTCGTCAATCGGAGAAGCATCGAACATATTACCGTCTTGGAAGATGTTAACGCCACCAACACGAGTATACATGTTCATGTTCTTATTACGAAGATTAACACGAGCAGTATCACTAAGTTTGCTGACAGTAACACCTACAGCGCGCTTGAAGTCCCAATCATTAGAGCCTGGGGTATAAGCCAGCTGACTACCAGCCCAAGCTGCTTCTGGGTATTCAGTGTCAGCAGTTGGAAGATATACACCATAAGTACGACCAGCACTTGCAGCACTCAGGACAGCAGCCACGTCAGTAGTACCAGTAGTGATCACAGCAGCATCTTGTGAGGAAGTACCGAAGATCTTACGTTGTGCTACAATGACATTACTCAGAGCAACTACATCTGCTTGAACGTGAGTATCAGTAAACAGTGCATACCAAGTACCGTTGTCTTGGTTCATGGCTACTTCAGCATCTGCATAGCTCTCAGTAGGTGTAGCGTTTGCAAGAGTAATGTTAGTAGATGCACGGAAAGACCATGGAGTACCTGCGACAGTTGGACCTACAGTGAAAGTACCATCCAAGTTATCGGTGAAAGTTACACCTACTGGGCTTGTGCCTACTGCTGTGTCCAAACCTGCAATGATTTCAATTGCAGTGGCTGAAGCATCGCTGGTGAAGCTATAAGTAGTACCGTTAATAGTTACAGTGTAAGGAGTAGAGTTCTGTACAGTTACAGAGCCGTTTACAGTGTTAACTTGACGACGACCTACTACAACACTTGGAGGAACAGCACCAACAGTAGACTGACCAAACAGTTTACTTGCGATAATGTAAACTGGATCAGTTGTACGGAAGTCTTCACCAACACCATCAATATCAGTGTAGGTGCGGGTACGTTCCGAGAAATTGGTAAATGTAGCTAAGATGCCGGGGATCTGAAAGCTGGCCGTCTCCACCGGAGTAGAGCCGCGAGTCAGTTGGAGCTGTACGATTTGGTCGAGTTCTGACATTCGAATATCCTTTAATTGTTGTTTGGCATACGAATGCCTTATGGTGTAACGATATCTGGGGGAACAGTGAATACATCGCCTGTAATAACATCTTGAAGAATTACAACTTCAATAACATCTACAAGCTCTTGTGTAACTACTGTATAGGAAAAGGTGACATCTAAGTTATGGTATTCAACCCACTTAGTATCTCTTTTCTGTGGGGCTCTACGCACAGGACTTTTACGCATAACACCCATCTTGTTTTTAGCCAGTTCTTCAAACACTTTGTGATTATTGTTAATTCTTTGATTGAAGCTTGAAGACATTTCTCCAGACTTACTACCACAGAAACTAAATTGCACAAACACTTCATAAGTTGCTTGAGTAGCTAATATTTCTTGAGTATCTGTAAGTGTTGAAGTGGTGTGATGCCCTTGCTGAGTGTTGCTTAGGATGTTGATTATCACAAAACTTTCAGCAGGTTCTGTACCATTGAGATGGCTGAAAATAACCTGTGGGTTAGTAAACTCTGAAAGAGCCACTAAAGCAACATTGTACAACCCATCTTCTAGCTGAGAATAAATACTCATGGTTTAGCCTCAACTTTTGATTCTACAGACTCTAACATCTTCCCTGTCTTGATCAAAGGATCGTTAAAACCCTTATCTGCAATCGTTCTAGGGCTGTTAGGTGGTGTAGACCATTCGATAATAGATTGCTTCATTTCAGCAGTAAGAATTGAGCCTAACTTTGTGTATTCTTGAACAAAGGTAGACTTACCTTCGGCAATGCGTTTCATATTAGCTTTGAATAAATCTGGAAGCTGCTTGGCTACCTTGCCACCAAACCCTACACGCATAAAAGGACGTGTTGGATTCTTCACAGTTCCCTCTTCGTTGTCCCTAGCGATCTGAGCAACTTGAGAATTGTTATTCTCTTCACCATAAATAGCATCTTCAAAGAATCCAGTAGAAACCTCAAGATTGTTACCAATCAAGATGTTCTTCTTTATCTTATCCCATACAGAAGTATCTACTTTTAATGTAAACGCCATAGATACTCCTTAGTTTGGTGTCAATTCTATGCGTGCGCATTTGGCCTCATAGTGATCCCGGACGCCCATTGAAAACTTTTGAGTTTTCATAACTTCGTACCAATCACCATCCCAAAGAAACCTATCTGCGCCATACCCTTCAGTACCTTCCTTCTTAGATCTAACTAAATCAGCTGTGAACAACCACATCCAACTTTTAGTTCTATCAGCTTCTGGTAGAAGG